TCTTCAGATACTTCACCTCCGGATTCGAGGTTTTTCATCATGTTATACATAACTTCTGCGCCTTTGTCTATATCTCCCTCACCTGCATTTCTTACAGCATCTGCTGTAAATACAAACTCATTTTTGGATAATCTAGCGGGTACATCATCAGCTCTTTCCATTCTACCCATTTCTACAAAACCACCTGTTTCTCTATAATCTTTTTCCATACCATTCATGTCTATTAATGGCATAGTTTTCTTAGCTACTGGTTCTGCTTTACCACCATCAGCGTAAAAAGAATAAGCTCCACCCATAGCTCCATATGGATCTCTTCTAATTGCAGGTATGTCTATACTTGGTCCTAAATAAACATCTTCCTCCTCCTCTTCTTGTTTAGGCGTCATAAGACCTGACGCTAAAGATGCTAAACCAATTGCTTTCATAGGACTTAAATTAGCTAAACTAAAGTTTGTTGCTCCTTTTTTTAACAACCCTTTTTTTAATAAACCACTAAATCCACCACCAAAATTAAGTGCAGCTGCTCCTAAAGCTAATTTACCTACAGGTGATTTTACAATCTTTTTAATAGTTTTAGTTGCTTTCTTAACAAGTTTACCTAAGAAATACATTTGTCTACCTGATTCAAGATCCATGATTCCACCTACTGGATCATCGTCATTGGCCATACCACCCACATTGTATCCTGCTCTACCACCGTCTCTCATATAACCAAAATTTCTCATTGGATGTCCTGGTGGATACATACTCTCAAACCTTTCTTGAAGTTCCATTCTATTAAATGGACGACGTGGTGGTGGATCTGCAATTACTGTATTCCGTGGACCACGCGGTGGATCTGCAATTAATCTATCTCGTGGACCTGCAAATGGACTATCTTCTATTGAAAGACCACGACGAATTGGTTTATTACCTTCTGGAGAATTAAAACCATTAGGTAATAAACCAGAATTAAAAAGCGAAAAAAATTTACTCGGGTCAGAATTTGAAACAGAATTTTGAATTGGAGAAAAAGGTGGTGATTGTTGATTAAAATTAGTATTAAACCCTGATGGTCCCATAGCGGACATACCTTCACCTCCACCTAAACTAGATTCAGCTGAATCTAATCTTTGATTAATTTGTTGTAACATTTCTTCTGCAGAAGATACGCCGCTACCTAGCTCATTTAATCTAAACATAATTCCGCCTTGTTGAGCAGGAACTCTACCACCATCTGCAAAGAATCTAAAAGCAGGTCCTCTTGCATCTAATAGTTTTTCTAATTCTGATCTATTATCTACTTCTTCTTCTGATGTAACAGATCCTGTAGTTGTAGGAATAATTGGAGGTATGATTTGATTGTCTCGTCCATCACGACCTTCTGGCTTTTCAAATCTATCTAAATAATCTTGGTAGTCTTTTCCCAAAACATCTTTTACACCAGGGTCTCCTAATGATGAAACACCGTCAACTGTTTTAAACTGTGTCATTGGATCTGTAGCTAACATGCTTGGAGGAACAGAAAGTCTAGTATCTTTTAAATCTTTTGGTCCGGCTATAATATCCATACCTAAACCACCAAGTTGATTCATTATTCTATCATATTCCTCTTTATCATCTTTATCAGTTAAATCTAAACTGTCTAAATATGCTTGTCTTTGCGCTGCATTAAGATTTCTTACAATCCCTGATTGATTTATTGCATTAACAACTGAGGTTGTGGCAGGAAATAATCCTCTAAATAAATTTCTAGGATTAAATTTTTTTTCAGGTTTTGGTTTTGGTTCAATGATATTAGGTTTATCTTTTGATTTTGGTTTAGTTTTATTAGGATTAGGTCCTGCGCCTCCACGTCTTGGAGGTTTTGATTTTGGTTTATTAGGATTAGGTCCTGCGCCTCCACGTCTTGGAGGGTTAGGTTTATTAGGATTAGGTCCTGCGCCTCCACGTCTTGGGTTATTATCCCTTTCATTATCTCTGTTTCCACCACCAGGTCTTTCAACATCTCCACTCGGACCACCTTGATATCCACCTGGTCCACGATAACCCGGACGTTTACCGTTGGCATCTTTTTTTACAAGTTGTTGGTATTGCTGTGCTTTTGTTATTGCCATCGTACTATTATATTATAATTTTGTATCTCCTCCAAGTGGTAATGCTTCTACCGTTACTTTGACATCTCTTCTGATATCGTCAGCTACAGTATCTGTGTTTGGATCTTGCACATCTTGCATTGCCTCTGCGTCTGAGTTATACTCTTTGCCTGTTTTCATATTGGTTAATGTTACCTCACTCTGAGGTGTAATAATCTTGACTGGTTTACCGTCTATTACTTCGTATCTGTATGATGCTTCTTGTTCTATAAATGACATATTAATCCCTATTTATCTCCAGTATTGATACTATTACCAGTAATCGATCAGCTACGCTAGCTGTACATTTTAATGCTTCACTTTCTTGAAGAATTAATGGTTCAGTTAATATTTGCGTAGTTGTTCTAGCTGTTGTTGAAAGCTGTGTAAATATTGGAAATTCAGCCGAAGAAGCATCAACAACTTTCATTGAAATGTCAGCGCCAGCTCCTGAGTCATTGTGTAGTAAAATAGATTTTACTATAGCTCTAGAATCTGAAGGTGTGCTGTATAGAGTTACCTCGCTTGTAGAGTCTAAATCTGCTTTTGCATTTTTATATATATTAGCCATTTACAAACCAAGAAAATCTTTCTTGCTCCTGTTTTAATTCATCTAAAAATGTAGAGTTTAACTGATCTTTTAGAAGAGTTAAAGCTCTATTTATTTGTTTTTGGTTAGATACATCGTATTGTTCTTTTGGTTCCGGTATTCTTACGTTTATCTTAGCCATTATCTTCTACCATCTGGTTGTAGATCTAATCGTAAAGTTCCAAATCTCCACTCTTCACCATTAGAATCATTTTCTATCTTAACATTAACAAATCGTCCTCTCGCTCTTGTATCTTTTTTAGTTGTGCTTGAATTAATTGTAAAAGGACTTAATGTTGTTGTGCTATCAGATTGTTGTGGGTATCTTTTGATAGCCAAACTAACTTTAGCATTTCCCGCTAATGTTTTAAAATCAGGTACAAATCTTCTCATTGCAAGAAACACTTCACCAGATGTTTTCGGTCCTGCTGATCTGCCTTGTGCATTTCTTGATCTTTGTTCTAAATCTATATCGTAAGATTTTATAAAGGAAGAAACTGTAGTTGTGCTACCATCTTCGTTAACTTGATCAGTTCCAATCTCGTGTTCAAAATATTTAGTGCTTCCTAAATCTCTTTCACCTATTACTTCAGGAAAAGTTCCGATACCACTGCTGTCGTATTTAGTTGCGTACGGTCTAGGGTAAATAGTTGCATCCATCCAACTTGTTCTTGCTTCTGTTCCTGTATACCAACACTTTTCACCATAATTTAAAACAACATACTTATCGTTAAAGTCAGAGTTATTTGATGGATAATACCAAGTGACTTCAGTAAATAAATTATTTAAACCTGCAGCAACCTGTTGTCCTTTTGTAGTGTTAAAATTATTAAATACAAAATCTTCTACAGTGCATGGTAGTGATTTGACTGTACCATCGAACATAAAAAAACCATTATTACTTAACCAAAAAGCAGCACCATCTATCTCTACAACTGCATTTTTACCAATTAACCCACAGTTTGTACCCACTTGTTCAAATCCAAATACCAATGGTGAACCTACAAACTTCATAGTATACAAAGCATTATCTGTCCATATCAAGATAACTTCTTTTGCTTTTATAGCTCCAATAATTTTTGTACCATCCTGTAATCTAAAAGAACCTGCTGTGTTGATAGCTGTTGTTTCATAGGCATTTATATTTTCTTCTTCAGAGAATCTTATAAACATATCATCTTGTGTTGATGAAGTTCCAATTGTTACTTCTGTACCTAAGTGAATTAAGTGACGTGTTGTTGGTGATATTAACGTTACTCTTGATGCAGTTGGATTATTTCCTGTTGCAAAACCAGATGTTGTTGTAGATGCTCTTGTAGTTAATGGTGTTGCAGCTCCTGCATTCCATGTAAATGTTTTACCGTTTGCAATTGTTGCAATCAATACTTGACCA